TGCATTTTCTATTACGAGTCCATCGTATTCTGGAACCAGCATTAGTGCAACATAGACACTTGTTGTAGTAAATACTGCTGTTAAGGATATTATATGACGACCGTACACGCAACAATTAGTAGAAACGACTACAATGCATTATACACTCGCCTTGAGCAAGTGATGGGCCCTGCTGACGGCACAGTATTATATGGTTGGGGCCAAACAATGAATGCAGCAGGAGTTTCAGAAGGTCAAAAAGTGTCTGTAGAAGAATACGGTAGGTTAATTACAGACATGTATAATGCTTACAGGCATATATATGGTTCAAATCCTCCTACTAATTGGGGAAGTTGGCCTAATAACATTAGTGCTTCTCAAAAAATTAAAGCAAATACTCTTACTAATGACGGAACATACAATACACAGCCTTATAGAAGATGGAATGATTTAATTATTGCACTAGAGGCTGCAAAATATACCATACCACCTGCAGCGGTAGCATCATCTACAACACATAGTAATGCAGTATCGCCAACAGGTACATGGTCGACTTCTGCTCAAGTATTAGTTACTTTTACATGGTCATCAGCATTAGCCGCTAGACACTTTTTTAATAGTGGTGGACAAATTCAACTTACAAGTAGTTTCAGCAGTATTAGTGGTTCAGCCCAAGACGCTTCTTGGAGAAGTTTACTGCAAACAGCAAGTACACAGACATTTGGAGGACAACAACCAGCAGCAGGTGTTAATCCTAATGACAATGGAAACTTTTATAGATGTACAAACGTTTATAGCACACCTTGGTATACAGCTATTGCTAGTAGTCCTTACAATGCAAACTATTATAGATTATATGCAAGAACACCTGGGGTATTAGATAACTCAAGTGGTAGTGCATATCAACTAGAAATGTCAGCAGTTTACAATGACGATCACGTTGGATTAGGCGGACCGTCAACATCAGGTACTCCGCAACAAGGACCAGGTACTTATGGACCTGATACAGTAGGTCCCGGTTCACTTTATCTTCAAACTGTTACCAGAAAAGCAGTCGGTACCATCAATCTTTACCCCACAGGATCACAAGCATTCAATATTGAAACGCCATCGGTAACACCAGGCGGATTCGTACTCAATTAATTTCATAGCCCCCAGTACAGCGCATAAATATTAAGTGCTACTATAACTGTGGAGGACATATGGAAGAACAACTAAAAAAAGCCTTGGATTTTAGCAAGTACAGAGAAACTTTTGCTGTACAGCGTAAAACTTTAAAGGAAAAAATTGATGCTAGATTAACATACGGTGTTAATGGCGGCATATTTAAGATCAATAGAGAACTAATTAACTTCGTTCAAATGCTACTTTCAGTAGATAGAACCGAAGGAGTAGTATTACTTGATGTTAATGATAATCCTATATTGATTGAAAATCTTGCAGATTTTAAAGATATCATACTTGATAGATACACAACATCAACATTAGAATATTACGAAGAATACCAGAAGCTCAAAAAGAGCAGATCCGTAGAAAAACTTATAGAAGTATAATATGGATAAAGGAATCGTAATATTTGCACATAACAGTCGAAGTTTAGACTATTCTAAACTAGCATTGGTCGCAGGCGGCCTTGCTAAAAAGCATCTCGGCTATCCAGTTTCATTAATCACAGATAAGTCAACTGTTGATTATATGGAAGAAATAGGTACTGCAGATAAAGCAAAAGAAATCTTTGACAGCCTTATTTTTGTAGAGCGTCCTCCAACACAGCAATACAGAAATCTTCATGATGGAAATGATTTTGAAGCAGTACCTTTCGATAATTCAAACAGACCAAATGTTTGGGATATTACACCTTATGAAAGAACATTATTGTTAGATTGTGACTATCTAACATTTTCAGATACTTTAAACAGTTATTGGGATGTCGAACAAGACTTCTTAATCTCACATGAGTATAATGATATTATGGGAACACGAGCAGGTTACCATGACAAGTATGTTTCGGATACTGGCGTTAAATTGCTTTGGGCTACAACAGTTATGTTTACCAAGAACGATCAAACAAAAGTACTTTTTGATTTAGTACAATACATACAAAAAAATTACAAGTTCTTTGCAGACACATACCGTTTTGATCCTAGACTATATAGGAACGATATTAGTTTTGCAATAGCTAATCATATACTAAATGGATTTCAAGAAGCAGGTACAGAATATAAATTACCGTCAGTGTTTTCTACAATAGATAGAGATATGTTAGTTGATGTAAAAGGTAACACATTACAATTTTTATTAACCAATGAAGAACTAGTTGCTTCGTCATCAGGTAAAGATGTTCATGTAATGAATAAAAAAAGCATTGAAAGAAACTTTGACAAACTAATGGAGTTGATATGAACTTTGGATATCTAATTGTTGTTGCAACTTCTGAAGAATACAATTATGCACAAATGGCATATGCTCTTGCATTAAGTATTAAGAATACACAAAAAGAAGGTTACGATAAAGTTGCATTAGTAATTGATGATAAAACTCAAATAGAAAATTTTGAATCTACTTGGGTCTTTGATGAGATTATTGAATGGGACAAGAAAGGTTTTTGGGACGGCCGTTCTTATATGGACGAGCTAACACCGTGGGAACACACTGTATGTTTAGATGCAGACATGTTGTTCTTTAGAGATTACAGTCATTGGATTGATTATTTTGTTGCAAATTCTGAACTGTATGTTGCTAACAAAGCATACACATATAGAGGAGAAGTAGTAACTAATGATTTTTATAGAAGAACATTTACTAAAAATGAATTACCAAACTTATATTCATTCTTTACATTCTTTAAAAAAGATAGTAAACTAGCAAATGACTTCTTTAATTTACAGCGTTCTATAATGGACAATCCAAATGAATACACTAATTTGTTTTTAACAAAGCATACACCTAAAGTTATAGGAACTGATGAAGCATTTGCAATAGCAGCAAAGATATTAGATATCACAGACGATATTGCATACCCGTTAGGATTTCCAAGAGTTGTACATATGAAAGGCGGTGTACAAAATTGGCCATGGCATGCTGATAAGTTTTCAGATCATGTAGGATATTACTTAAATGATAAAGGCAAATTAAAAATAGGTAGTTATCAACAAAACGACATTGTACATTATGTTGAAAAAGATAAAATGAATTTAGAAACAATTAATGTACTGGAGGAAATAGCATGGAAGAAGTAGAAGAATTTATGCCCGACTTTGACGAGTGGCTTAAAAATTATGAAGAACCAGCACGTAGATTTGGTACAGCATTTGACCCAGATACAGGACAACTAATTTCAGTAGGTCCGTATTCGGCAATAGAAATGGATTATAGCAAAAACGTTGTTGAGATTGACGAAGATCTTGCTATCAAAATTATTGACGGCGACATCCATATTAGTAAATGCTTTTTTGATACTCGTGAAGGTAAGTTTGAAATCACAGAAGAAAAAGTATTATCAAAAATTGATGACGTACTACATAGAATTATTGATAAGCGTTACTTAGATGAAGAAATAAAACCAGACATCTATCTTACATATAACTTAGCTGCCAGTAAACTTACAGTAGAACTAAGTGAAGAGTATGGTGGTACAAGAGTTTTAGAAAAACAGTGGCAACCAGCAACACCAAGAAATGTATTTTGGGGAGGTGAAACAACTTTATCTTTTACAGTTGCTGATTATAATGATCCACACTTTCCGCAAAAAACTTTTGATGTTACACTTGAAGAGTTAGAAGGTAAGTCTGTAACAATTGACGATGTAGACATTACAGGAAAGTTTAGTGTGTTTACTCGTAGACTGTTTAAAAACTATGTACTAGAGGAGATTTAAATGCGGGTGGCTGAATTTGACGTATTCTTTTTATCTTATGATGAACCTTTTGCTGATTTGCATTATGCAGATCTATGCAATAAGTTACCATGGGCTAAACGTGTACACGGTGTAAAAGGAAGTGATCATGCACATAAAGCATGTGCAGAACAATCTGAAACTGATTGGTTGCTTACAGTTGACGCAGACAACATAGTATATCCTGAATATTTTAATCTTGACCTAGACATGTCAGAAGAAGAAATTAAAGTATATAGTTGGTGTGGTAAGAATACTGTTAACGGATTACGTTATGGAAACGGCGGATTAAAGTTATGGTCTAAGGATCATTTACTTAATATGAAAACGCATGAAAATGCAGATAGCGAAAGAGCGCAAGTTGACTTTTGTTGGGAAACAGGTTATAGAAACTTTCCAGTAACATATAGCGATACAAAAGTAAATGGCAATCCATACCACGCATGGAGAGCAGGGTTTCGAGAAGGTGTTAAAATGACATTATTTGATGGTCTAAAATTACCACCTATGGAAATTAAAGAAAGAATTTGGTGGCATAATATTCATAGACTTAGAATGTGGTCAACAGTTGGATCACATGCAGAGAATGGTATAATGTCGATACTAGGGGCAAGGCAAGGAACACACATGACCAACTGCACAGATTGGGATCATATACAAGTTAGAGATTTTGAAATGCTAGGCGAAATATGGAAAGAGAAAGCAGAACATCTTTCAAAAGATAGCGAAGCATGTATTGCTGAAATAAAACGTCTAGGAGACGAAATTAAATTAAACTTAGGTCTTGATTGGGTTTGGCTAGAACCCGATGCAAGTAGATATACAATGGATCTATATGACGAAGCATTGAACCTAGGTCAAACCTACTATAGTAAAAAATATGTATGATATCTTTTTTATTAGTGATTCTAAGGTTAACGTAAGTTCTTGGAATATTTTCAAGGCACGTTTCCCACACGCACAGAAAATAGAAAACTGTGAAAGCTATGAAATACTTAATAAAAAGACTCTTACAAAAAACTTTTGGGTAGTATGGGATTGCTTACACTTAACTCAAGACTTTGATTTTACATATAGACTTACTGAATGGGACAACCAATATATTCATGTATTTAAGAATGGCGAACACTATGATGGTGTATGCTTATTTCCTAAAAACTTAAACGTAACAAACAAAGAATGGAAGTATAGATTCTTTACAAATAAAAAAGAAATTGATATAGTAGCAAGTCAACCTAAGCCCTACGACATTGTTAAACTAGATAGTTATAACGGACTTGTTACAGCACAAGAAATTGCACATTCAGACTTCTTACTATGTATACCTAATGATGTAGTTCCAACTGATATTCCACAATATCAAGTTCCTGCTTGGGACAAAGATGTTGTTCATGTTTTTAAAAATAATAAAACTTATGATGGTATTTTTATTTGCCACAAAAATAATAAAATTGCTAAAAGAGAATTCGATTACAGATTCTTTACAAATAAAAAAGAAATTGATATAGTAGCTAGTAATCCTAAGAAGTGGGAAGTATTTAATTTAGAAACGTTCGACGATTACAAACAAGCTCTAGAGAAAGCAACAGGAGATATGTTTTGGGGTGTATATTCTGATTTAAATATTAGTGATAATTTTAAATTTGATTATTATATTCCTAAGTATGATAGTTATCATAGAAAACTTACTCACTGTTTTCAAAACAGCTACTGGTATGACGGAGTTACATTGTTTTCAAAAGAGCGTCCTGTAACAGAGCGTGAGTTTAAATCAAGATTCTTTACTAATAAAAAAGATATAAAAATAAACAGTAGTGTACCAACGTCATATGATATTGCGTTTATAAGTTATAAAGAAAAAAATGCAGACAAACACTTTAATGAACTACAAGACATTATAAGAACACAAGACCCTACTGTAAAATTACGCTGGATACGTGATGTTAAAGGAATACATCAAGCTCATATTGCAGCAGCAGAATTGTGTGATACAAATATGTTTTGGGTAGTTGACGGCGATGCAAAATTATTTAAACACTTCAAATTTAATTACCGTGTTCCATTTTGGGATCAAGATATGGTGCATGTGTGGCGAAGTAAAAATGCAGTAAATGATTTAGAATATGGATATGGTGGTGTAAAATTACTACCAAGAAAAGCAGTTATAGGTATTACAGATTTTACTACTGATATGACTACTAGCCTATCTCCAAAGTTTAAAGCTATGAACGAAGTAAGTAACATTAGTGTGTTTGATACAGATGAATATAGTACATGGAAAAGTGCATTTAGAGAATGTGTTAAACTAGCAAGTAGAGCTATTAATAGACAAGATAACATGGAAACTGATAAACGTTTAGATATTTGGTGTAAAGAAGCAAAAGGAACTTTTGCAGAGTATGCACTTAACGGAGCAAAAGCAGGTAGAGCTTACGGAGTTGCAAACAGTAACAAGCCAGATAACCTACGTAAAATAAATGACTTTGATTGGTTAAAGGAACAATTTAATGCACGATAAGGAAAGAATAGAAAAATTCATACCTATCATGGACGAACTAAGTCCTACATTCTGTTTGGCCAAATGGCATCATACAACACTATACTTAGGTACAGGAGAAACACACAGTTGTTATCACCCTGCTCCGCATAAAATACCATTGCATGAAATTGAAGCAGACCCAAGTGCATTGCATAACACACAACAGAAAAAAGCAGAACGTCAAATGATGATAGACGGCAAGAAGCCTAGCGGTTGCGACTATTGTTGGAATGTCGAATGTATGGGTAAAGATTACATTAGTGATCGTAAAGAACGTAATGCAAGTATATACACTCCAGAAAGATTTAACGCAATTAAACAAGAGCCAATGGCAAATGTAAATCCGCAATATGTTGAAGTGTCATTTGGTAATGAATGTAACTTTAAGTGCGGATATTGTCACCCTAAACATTCTAGCAGTTATTATAAAGAAATTGAAAAGGAAGGTCCGTACACTATGGTTAAGAACCATAGGAATGATATTGACTGGTTTAAAATACACAAAGATGAAGAAACAAATCCATATGTTAAAGCATGGTGGAAGTGGTGGCCTGAGTTGCGTAAAACACTTACAATTTTACGTATTACTGGAGGCGAGCCGTTACTACAGCAAAGCACATGGAGAGTGTTCGACGAACTTGAAAAGAATCCTTGCCCTAACTTAGAACTAAACATCAATACTAACTTAGGTGTAAAGCCTATCCTTATTGAACGATTCACTGACAAAGTAAACAATTTAGTTGAAAAGGGTTGTATCAAAGACTTTAAAATTTTTACTAGTATTGATACATGGGGACCACAAGCAGAGTATATTAGAACAGGATTAGATTTAGAGCTTTGGCAAAAGAACTTAGACATATACATGACTAAAACTAATATGCCTTTAACATTTATGGTCACGTTTAATATTTTAACTGTAACTAACTTTAGTACACTATTGCAGAAGTTCTTAGACTGGCGCATAAAATATAATAGCGATAATCAAACTAAATGGCAGAGAATTAGATTTGATACTCCGTACCTAAAAGAACCTTTACAGTATGATATGAATATTTTACCTAAAGATAAATTTATGCCATATATGAAAAAGCACTTGCAATTTATTATTGATAACATGGACGATCAGGATAAGCATAAATTTAGCGAGTTAGAATACGAAAAGTTTAGACGTGTAGTAGACTATATGGAAAGAACACAGTACGATGTTAACAGATTGACAGAAGGTCGTAGAGATTTTTATCAATGGTTTACTGAATATGATAAACGCAGAAATGTTAACTTTACTAATACATTTCCTGATTTAGAGGACTTCTACTATGACTGTCAAGTCATCTAAAACATTTTGTATATTGCCTTGGCTACACATGTATGTGAATCCAGACGGATCGGTATTACCTTGTTGTGTTGGTGAATGGGACAAACCCTTAGGTAATGTAAGACAGCATACAATTAAAGAAATTTGGAATGACAAACCTTACAAGCAAATACGTAAGAATATGCTTGAAGGTAAGCGTTGCGTAGAATGCCAAGCATGTTATAATATAGAAGATGGCGGTGCAGAAAGCTCAAGAACACATGCTAACCGTAATCCATACTTTGGTGATACTACAGGGTTAATAGCACACACAGAAGATGACGGAACGCTACCAGTAATGCATCTAAAACACTTTGATGTACGTTGGAGTAATATTTGTAACTTTAAATGTCGTAGTTGTAGTAGCACATACTCTAGCACATGGGCGCAAGAAGATAATGCACAGGGTGAAAAGAAACCTATTTTTATTTTAGCAGATGGTAATGACAACGATAAGTTGTATAACCAGTTCCTTCCGCACTTTAAAGATATTGAAACATTCTACTTTGCAGGCGGCGAGCCTTTACTTACAGACAAACATTACGACATACTAGAACACCTTATTTCAATAGGTAAAACAAACGTGAAGTTAGAGTATAATAGTAACTGTAGCGTGTTAAAATACAAGTCTAAGAGCGTCTTAGAGCTATGGAAACACTTCGATACTATACATATAGGCGCAAGTCTAGATCATTATGGTAGTAGAGCAGAATACATTAGATCAGGTACAGATTGGAATTTAGTTAAAAACAATATACAAAAGATAAAACAAGAATGTCCGCACATTAAAATGCAAAGCAATACAGTTGTTAGCATTTTTAACTTATATACATTAACAGACTTTTTTGATTATGTGTTAAAAGAAGGCTTCTTTGATATTGAAGATTATTTCCCTCAGATGTATAACATACAATATCCAGAGTATTATACAGCATCGGTATTAGATGATTCATTTAAAACAGAAATTATTGAAAAGATACAAAGTAAGAATTATAATAAGCATATCGATAACATGTTGAAAGGTGTTGTAAGTTATATAAACAGTTCTAAGTTTAATGATAAAACAAGACAACAATTTAAAAACCGTACACAACATTATGATATAATTAGGAACGAAAATTTTGCAGAAACATTTCCTGAATTGAAAAGGTTAACTTAATGAACTTTTACTTTGATACTACAGACGAATCAACAGAAAATTTAGCTCATCTTTCTACCACAGATCAAACTGATTGGTATCTAACATCTAAAGGAACTGTTGTTAAACAAAC